CGCAGGACGCACTCGTTTGCAAGGGTTTTCTTTTTATTCTGGCGGAACCGCTGGAATAGCTAACCTACGGAACGGTGGTGTTACAGGCACAGAACTAATTCAGTTTCGCTCGATTGGAACTGACAACGCTTCTGACGACCCGTTTATGCCGGATGAGGGTGTACTGTTTAAAGACGGTTGTTTTGTTACATTCGTTGTTCCGCAGTTTGACTTGATGATGTTCTACCACGCATAATCTTTAGGGCGGTTGCTATGGCTGATAAGAAAAAAGTTAATCTCTCAGTTGGACGTGGCGAGAAACTGTCTGTTAAAAAGGGTGCGGGTCTTACAGCAAAGGGTCGCGCTAAATACAACAAAGCAACAGGTAGCAAACTCAAAGCTCCTGCGCCTAACCCAAAGTCTAAAAGCGAGAAAGGCCGTAAGAAGTCTTTCTGCGCTCGTTCCAAGGGTTGGACAGGGGAAAGAGGCAAGGCTGCGCGGAAACGTTGGAAGTGCTAGACAGATGAAATTTGAACTTAATCACTTTGTTTCTGTTATAATCCTTGGTGTTGTAAGCTGGGGCGCGATTACTTTGTTTACAATGAACGCGCAAATGGCAGTAGTAGTGTATAAGGTAGATCAAAACTTCAACATGATCCAGCCCATGTGGCAGGACTTTTTACAAAGGAGGGCGACCTATGACAATGTCCCGGTCTCAAATGAGCCAACAGATTTCCAAGCCGCCCTCGGGGAGAAATAATGCCCAAAGACGCATGTTACAAAAAAGTAAAAGCAAGGTACAAGGTCTTCCCAAGCGCCTACGCAAGCGGAGCCATAGCCAAGTGTCGAAAGGTGGGCGCCGACAAATGGGGAGAATCTTCTAAGCGCAAGCGCCCTGTTAAGAAAAAGTTAAAGAACGGTGGTCTTATTGCAAGTGGTTGTGGGGTTGTGCAAGAGTCGCGCCGCAAAGAAACGAACTTGTTCTAATGGCTGTTCGTAAAACAAAAGAAGGAGCCGCTCTCAAACGATGGTTCAAGGAAGACTGGGTAGATGTTAAATCTGGTAAGCCTTGTGGGCGTAAGAAGGGTGAGAAAAGAGACACCCCGTATTGCCGGCCAAGTAAAAGAGTAAGCTCTAAAACACCGAAGACAAGCAAAGAAATGACAGCGGCTGAAAAACGTAGTAAGGTAAGAGAGAAAGCCAAGCTTGGACAGCCTGCTGGTAAACCTCGCAGAGTTTCCGCAGCTAAACGTAAAACGAAGAAGGGGTAACAAATGACGACTTCTGGAACCAGAACATTTAACCTTGATATAGCTGAAGTCATCGAGGAAGCCTATGAGCGGTGTGGCTTAGAGGCTCGTACTGGTTACGAGATCAAGACAGCACGTCGTTCGTTGAACCTAATGTTTGCGGAGTGGACTAACCGCGGATTGAACTTATGGACTATCAAGCAAAAAGTATTAAACATGGCTCAGTCTGTGTCATCTTATCCGGTTGGAACCCTGACAATTACTGTAGCATCTAGTGCTTCTTTTGCTGTGTCTGAAACAATTACAGGCGGCACAAGTGGTGCAACAGCTATAATAACAAACATCGTCTCAAGCACATCTATTGCTATAACGTATCCTGTGGGAACGTTTACTGCGACTGAATCTATCACGGGCAGTGTTAGCGGCGCTGTGACTTCGGTGACAACCGCAGTTGATTTTTCGTTAACTCAAAGTTCCGCAGATATACTAGAAGTGGTTTTGCGTAGAGGTAATACAGACTTTGAGCTAGATAGGATTAGCCGTGGAGAGTATTTAAACCTGCCTAACAAAACAACTCAAGGCCGGCCTAGCCAGTTCTACTTCGACCGACAAATCAGCCCCGTAATTAATCTATGGACTGTGCCCGAAAACTCTACCGACCAACTGATCTATTATTATGTTGATCGCATTGAGGACGCAGGAGCGTTTGCTAACACCGCTGACCTGCCCTTTAGGTTCTATCCTTGCATGGTTGCTGGCCTGGCATACTATATCGCGATGAAGAGGTCGCCGGAGCGGTTGCAATACTTAAAGTCTATTTATGAAGAAGAGTTTCAAAGAGCGTCGGATGAGGATCAGGGTCGTGTATCTCTGAAACTTCAGCCTAGCATATCGTACTTGAGGGCATAATGGCATTTGCTAGTGGAAAAGATGCATACGGAATTTCGGATAGGTCTGGGTTTAGATACCGTCTGAGAGACATGGCGAAAGAATGGAACGGCGCTTTAGTCGGTACGGATGAGTTTGAGCCCAAGCATCCGCAGCTATCTCCACCTCGTATAGGACCAGACCCTCAAGCTCTAAGGAACCCACGTCCGGAACAGGATCTAGAGGAACAAAGAAATATACAGTACGGTTGGAATCCTGTAGGTGGCGCAACAGACAACGGAATTAATCCCCCTAACAACCTAGTTTCTACTGGGGCGGTGGGCGCAGTAACGGTGACAACATGAGCTTTACATATACGCAGTTAAAGACTGCAATTGAAAATTACACTGAGAACAACGAGACATCTTTTATCTCGAACCTTCCCTTGTTCATAAGACTTACCGAGGAGCGGATTCTCAAGAACGTTCAACTGAGTTTGTTTCGCAAGAATGTTGCGGGTCAAATGTCTGCATCTAATAAATTCTTATCTTTGCCGAGTGATTTCTTAGCTCCATTTGCCCTTTCATACACTGACAGTAATAGTGAGGCTGTCTTTGTAGACTTTAAAGACGCCGAGTTCATTCAGTCTTACAACCCTAACCCTGCTACAACAGGATCTCCAAAGTATTATGGGCAGTACGATTTAGATAACCTTATCTTGGCCCCTACTCCAAGTAGTAGTTTTAACTCCGAACTTCATTACTTCTACCGGCCAGAGAGTTTAACTCAAAGCAGCTACACTCTCACTCTTACAAGTGTGACAGGAACGTTTACTGCGAATGACACTATCACTGGTGGTACGAGCGGTGAAAGTAGTGGTGTAGATTCAGTTCCCAACACCACATCATTAATTGTGGTAATACCTAGCAGCAACTATACGGTTGGTGAGACAATTACAGCTAGTCCAAGCGGAGCTACGGCTACAGTCTCAGCACTTGGCGCGGACACTACACTAACGTGGCTGAGTGAGAACGCAGAGATGGCGATGCTTTACGGTTCTTTGTCAGAGGCGTACCTGTATATGAAGGGGGACCCTGCAATAATGCAGATGTACACACAAAGATTCGGCGAAGCTGTTGGTCGATTGAAGAACTTCGGTGAGGCTCAAGAGGTAACCGATGAGTACCGCACAGGCCAACTTATTCGTGCTAAAACGTAAGGAGATTAATATATGACTGCATCTTTTCCCGTAACCATGTCAAACGACTTTAAAGTTGAAGTTGCGACGACAAACAACCGCGGGTTTACCCCAGAGGAAGTTGCACAACGTTGTGTTAATAAGATAATTGCTATTTCTGAGAACGCTCCCCCAGCTATTCGGGAACAAGCTAGAGAGTACCGAGACTCCGTAGAAAAAATTGTTGCGCTGTATATGCGACAGGCTATCCAAAGTGACAGAACTACGGTATATAATGCAATCAAAGATGCCGGTCAGCCAACCTTGGCCGAGTATATAAAGGAAATGTAAATGGCTTTTAATGGAAACTTCTTATGCACCTCGTTCAAAGTAGAACTATTAAAGGGCGTTCATAACTTCACGGCGGCAAGCAACCAGTTTAAGCTGGCTCTGTATGACAACAGTGCTACTTTCACCGCTGCAACCACTGCGTACACATCTACTAACGAGATTAGTGGCACGAACTACACAGCTAAAGGAAATTTCCTGACCAGTATTACGCCGGTCGCTAGTGGTACAACTGCACTCACAGACTTCGCGGATGAGGTGTTTTCTAACGTAACCATCTCGGCAGTTCGAGGCGCTTTGATATTTAATGAAGTGGCTACGGGCGATCCAACGGTTTGCGTATTAGATTTTGGTGCGGACAAAGCGGCCAGTTCTGGGGACTTCACTATTATTTTCCCTACTGCTGATGCATCTAACGCGATCATCCGGATAGCCTAATGGCCGATCCGGTTGCAGCCTTTCAAGGATGGAACAGTTCCATCCAAGGGTGGAACACAGGCACTTGGAATACCAATGTTGCCTATTCCATTACTGCAACTGGATCCGTTGGTGCGTCCACGGTTTCTAGTGAAGGTAATGTTACGGTTACTGGGCCAGGTGCAGCTACGGCATCTGTTGGCGCCGTTACAGTTACAGGTTTTGCTAATGTCTCCGTAACCGGAGTTGCTGGCACAACCGCACTGGGCAGTTTCTTCACCACTAATACAATGGTGACGATGACTGCTGTTGTTAATGGAGCATCGACAGCAACCGTTGGAAACGCTAATGTACCGGTAACTGGATTGTCATGTACCGCAGTCGTAGGCAAACTCGAACAGCCTTGGGGGTTAATTATACCGTCTCAAGCGTCAAATTTTACGGGGGTCACCCCTTCGCAAACGCCGTCTTGGGCGGACGTTGCAGCATAGGATAAAAAAATGGCAAGTGTATATACAAATGATTTACGGTTAGAAGAAATTGGGTCTGGCGAACAATCGGGTTCTTGGGGCGATACAACTAACACTAACTTGGAACTGATTGCAGAAGCTTTTGCTTTTGGCACTGAGGCAATTACAACTAACGCCAACACCCACACAACTACAATTGCAGACGGAGCTTCTGATCCCGGTCGTGCAATGTTCTTAAAGTATACAGGAACCTTGGACTCAGCTTGCACAATTACAATTGGCCCTAACACGGTCAGCAAGATGTGGTTTATTGAGAACGGAACTTCTGGCTCACAAAACATTATTATTAAGCAAGGCTCTGGAGCCACGATAACTATCCCACCGGGCGACACAAAAGCAATTTACTCTAACGGCGCAGGCGGTGGTGGTGCAATGTTTGACGCCTTCGCCTCGTTAAGCGTTGTTGATCTCAAGGTTCAAGACGATCTGACTGTCACGGATGATTTGGTTGTTGGTGGATTAGCCACAATCGGTGAAACTCTTGTCGTTACAGGAGTATTAACCACCACGGCTGCGACTGTCTCAAATGGCGGTGGGCAGTTTAACGGTACAGTTACAGTCGGTGTTGATGACACAGGCTATGACGTTAAGTTCTTTGGCGATACTGCGTCAGCTTTTATGCTTTGGGATGCAAGTGCAGATGACCTTATTCTTGGCGGTGCGGCTGGGCTTTCTGTTAACAGTGCTGCCCTAGTCACAGGCGTCCTGACCACAACAGCAGCGACTGTCTCAAATGGCGGTGGGCAGTTTAACGGTGCGATTAACGTAGGTGTTGATGACACAGGCTATGACGTTAAGTTTTTTGGTGCTACTGCCTCTGCTTATATGCAATGGGATGCAAGCACTGATGATTTAATTCTTGGTGGTGTTTCAAGATTAGGAATTGGCACAACAGCACCTCTGTCTGCCCTCCATGTACAAGGCGCAGATGCAGCATCTTCTGTTATAACAGTTGCCAACGGTGCAACTACTGTTAGTAATGGCGATAGTCTTGGGTTGTACAACTTTTTTGGACGGGATTCTTCTTCAAACTCTGTTGGCGGTATGGGCAATATTTCTGTTACGGCAGTAGGCGATCAAAATGATGGTAGCACACCAACAAAAATGGTATTCTCCACGCATCCAAACTCTGCAAATGACGCCTCGTTGCTTGGAAATGTAGTTGCAAGACTTACTATAGACCATGAAGGTGCGCTTAATCAAACATCTATCGCTGGAGGCCACACAGTATTTAACACTGGTGGCATAGATTCTAACTATACATTTAAATCAAATGGCAACGATAGTATGCTGTTTATTGATGGTGGGAATAATCGGGTTGGGATTGGAACTTCGGTTCCGGGAACAAACTTGCAAGTAAATGGCGATGGTTTACAGGTCAGGCTTGATGGCACAGCAAACACCTCTCGCGGCATAATGCTTAGAAATACAGGTAGTGCCGAAGGACAAATTCAAACAGACGGAAATATGCACTTCATCCAAGAAGATGCTGGAAAATATATGCGCTTTAGCACCGCTAACACAGAACGTATGCGCATAGACGCCACAGGTGCAGTCACCATGCCATTACAGCCAGCGTTTTTAGTTCATCCTGCAAGCGCCCAAAACAATATAGCTCTTAACAGCCCTGTTGCGATTGTTTTAGCTACTGAGATTTTTGACCAAAATGGAGATTTTTCCTCAAACGGTTTTACAGCTCCAGTTACTGGGAAATACCAATTTAACGTTAATGTACGTCTTGATAGTGTTGATTCTGCAGCAAATTTTTATGAATTGCAATTAAGTACATCTAACAGGACTTATCAAGCAATAATTGACCCCGGCCAGTTTAATGGTGACTTGGATTATTTTAGTCTCAGTATTAGTGCTTTGGCTGATATGGACGCAAGTGATACTGCTGCTATAAAAATACTTCAGTCTGCAGGAACAGCGCAAACGGACATTGATGGTGGTGCAGCAAATACAAACTGGAGTGGCTACTTAGTAGCATAACAACAAGGGCGAAATAACCCTGTCTTAAAGGAGATAAAATAATGGCAACAATAACACTTACAGTAACATGCACAGACACAGAGCAAGCTATCTTGCTGAACGATATTCTAAGCATAGACGATTGGCTACAGGCTGCAATGCTTGGCAAGAAAAACAACTGCTGGAAACGTATGCAGCAAGAGTGGACTACACGTTTGATGAATGATGAGAGCTTTAC